AATATTTATTAAAACAATACACTTATTTTGCAGGAAACCAAAATTAAAAATTATGATTAGGATTAGAAAAAAATATCATTTCTACATGGGTCATCGTAACAAGCATGCAGGAAAGAAGTGTGGAAGGATTCACGGTCATACTTATGACGTTGTTTGTGAGTTTGAATTTGTAATGAAGGAAGCAGCAGTTACAATGTTGTTTTCTGATATTGACAAAATAGTAGAGCCAATTGTTAAAAAGTATGATCACTATTTAGTTTTGTATGAAAAAGATCCTTTAGTAGATGCTTTGACCTTTGGTAATGAAGATTTCCTTACCGTTCCATTTGAAACAAGTGCGGAAAACATGGCAATATGGATTTTTAAATTAATAAAAAATGACGGCAAATTACCAATACGACGAATTGAATTAGCAGAAACAAAATCAAGTACTATAATATATGAAGAAGTTAGCGATTAGTGAAGTTTTTTACTCCATACAAGGAGAGGGTAAGACCGTTGGAATACCTAGTGTATTTATTAGATTAGGAGGTTGTAACCTTATGTGTGGTGGTATGGGGACTCAGTTTGATGGAGAACTACACAACGGAGCAGAATGGAGATGTGATACCGTAGAAGTATGGATGAAGGCATTATCAAAAGAAGTTTGTAATATTTTACCTATTGATTGTATTGAAGCAATTAAAAACAATGCTCATGTAATTTTAACAGGAGGAGAGCCAATGATGCAGCAATCAGGATTAGAACTTTTAATAAAACACATTAAAGAAAACATTAACCCAAAAGCATTCTTTGAAGTTGAAACAAACGGAACAATAATGCCTAATGAATTTTTATTAAATGAAATAACTTTATGGAATTGTAGTCCTAAATTAATGAATAGTGGAAATGATAGAGTAATGACTTTTAAACCTGAAGTGATCAAAGAACTAAATACAAAGAATACTATTTTTAAGTTTGTAGTAAATAATGTTCCCCAATGGGATGAGATAAAAGAATTGTATTTGTCAATTGTTGATAGTAGTAAGGTTTACTTAATGCCTGCGGGTGAGAATCAAGAACTATTAAATAAAAACAAAATCAATGTAGTTGAAATTGCAAAAAATAATTATTTAAATTTTACTACTAGATTACATATTGATATTTGGAACAAAAAAACAGGAGTATGACAAAGACATATATTAAGTGGGAGGAAGTTTATTTTAGATTAAAGAAAATAATTAAGGATTTTGGTAAAGACACTAAATATTATGGAGTTCCAAGAGGAGGACAAATTGTAGCAGGTTTAACAGGTAATGCCGTAAATAACATTGAGGAGGCTGACGTTGTCATTGATGATCTTATTGATAGTGGATCAACGATGAAACAATACATAAAGTATAAAAAACCTTTTATTTCATTAATTGATAAAAGAATTGAATTGCAAAAGGAGTGGATTGTTTTCCCTTGGGAAATTAAATCAAAAGACAATGAGGAAACGGTTGAGGATAATGTTACAAGACTGCTACAATACTTTGGAGAGGATGTAAATAGAGAAGGACTAAAAGAAACTCCAAAAAGATTTATTAAGTTTTTTGATGAGTTTTTAAATCCACCACAATGGAACTGTACTACATTTGAAGGAGAAGGATACGATGAAATGATCGTTCAAACTAACATACCCTTTCACAGTCTTTGTGAACATCACATTGCTCCATTTTTTGGAAAAGGAACAATTGCATACATTCCAAATAAAAGAATTGTAGGTCTAAGTAAATTAGCAAGGACCTTGGAGACTTTTTCAAGACGCTTACAAAATCAAGAAAGGATTACTACTCAAGTAGCAGAATTTCTTTTTCAAGAATTAGAACCTAAAGGAGTAGCAGTACAATTATCTGCCAAACATATGTGCATGGAAATGCGAGGAGTTCACAAGCATGATACGTGGACAACAACAACTAAACTAATTGGATTGTTTAAAGATGATGCAGATGCTAGACACGAATTTTTAAACTCAATAAAAAAATAAAATACGAATTAGAAACAGAACAGAAACAGAATGAGCAAAGAGGATTTAATCCCTTTTAAGAAGGGGCAAAGTGGTAACCCTAATGGGAGACCTAAAGGTAGAAAGAATAGAAGCACGATAGCAAGAAGATGGTTAGAAGTCAATCAAGAATTAAAGAACCCTTTGACATCGGAATTGGAAACAATGAGTCAGGAAGATTTAATGACTTTAGCATTAATTAAAAAAGCAAGAAATGGAGACGTAAATGCCTATAAGGTTTTAATGGATTCGGGTTACGGATCACCTGTGCAGCAAATAGAACAAACCAATATAGAACAACCATTATTCCCCGATGTTAGTAAGGACGACCGCAATTAATAAGATAATAAAATTAAAGAAAAGGGTTAAGATAATACAGGGTGGAACATCTGCAGGTAAGACATTTGGCATACTACCTATTTTAATTGATAAGGCTGCTAAAAACCCCAATATTGAAATATCTGTAGTCGCTGAGTCAATACCGCATCTGCGTAGAGGATCGTTAAAAGATTTTTTAAATATCATGAAATGGACAGGTAGGTTCTTTGATGATCGTTTTAATAAATCTTTGCTTAGATACGAGTTTTCTAATGGCAGTTACATTGAATTTTTTAGTGCTGATGACTCATCTAAGTTAAGAGGAGCAAGAAGAGATATTCTTTATATTAACGAATGTAATAACGTTGATTTTAATTCCTATAATGAACTTGCAATAAGAACCAAACAAGAAATTTATTTAGACTTTAATCCTGCAAATGAGTTTTGGGTACATACTGAATTAAAGGATGAAGTAGATACGGATTTTCTTATCCTAACATACAGAGACAACGAGGCGCTTGATGAAAGAATCGTAAAAGAAATTGAAAAGAACAAACTAAAAGCAAACACTAGTTCCTATTGGGAGAATTGGTGGCGCGTATACGGTGAGGGATTAGTTGGAATGCTTGAGGGTGTTGTATTTAGTAATTGGAAGATAATAGATAAACTACCCGACGATGCAAGATTACTCGGATACGGGGTTGACTTTGGTTACTCGGTTGATCCAAGTTCAATAATTGAGGTTTACAATTATAACGGAGAAAGGATCCTAAATGAAATTTGTTACGAGACAGGTTTAGTAAATACCGAGATCGCAAAGAAGTTGCAAAAAACTGTTGTTGCTTATGCTGATAGTTCAGAACCTAAAAGTATTGAAGAGATAAGGAGAACGGGACAAGTAATAAAAGGGGTAAGAAAAGGAGCGGACTCAATTAATTTCGGAATACAGATAATGCAGTCACAAAGTTATTTAGTGACCTCTAAAAGCAGCAATCTAATAAAAGAACTAAGGGCATATTGTTGGGATACAGATCGAACAGGGAAGCAACTAGCAAAGCCTACAGATTCCTTTAATCACGCAGTAGATGCGGTTAGGTATCACGAAATGGAAAGTCTAGGAAGAGGTGCTAATTTTGGCAAATACACAATTAGTTAAATAAATCTTATAAAATATTTTTTTTATAACTTTACTGATTGTATATTTACATTATAATTAAAACAGATTATTTAAACACATATTATTATGACGAATATAAATGAAATCGAATTTTTTACAGATTCGGAATTGCTAAATCAAATAATGGGAGTAAATCCCGTAAAGATTGAGTTGATAGGCGAAGTTAAATTGCGTACCGTTGAGGCGGTATGGAGGCGTGGCGCTTTACAGTTTTGTGGAACCGTATATGTGACGGAAACATTGTGTTACCCGTTAAGTCCCCTACTCGCTGAATATAAACATGATGTTGAGATAGATAACGAGTTGTTTGTTTCCTTGAGTAAAGAAAGTTGTTGCTCACAACGTCAGATTAAAAACATAATTATTCCTATCTTAGAAACGAAAATCGAATTAAACGCATGAGAACATTAAATAAGTACAAGCAAAATTTAAGGATATTAGGATGTGACGTTTGGAGTTACTCTACTATCGTAGCAAAGATTGAGGGAGAGGATCTTAAACAATTAGGTTATTGGTCAGTTACTACTCAAAAACATATTAACTATGTAGCGGATCAATTAAATTTAAATTTAGTAAAATGAAAGACCTATTTACAGACAACGAATTAAAGGAAGTATTAACGGGACTTGAACCCTTAGATATAGCAATGTGTCATTCAGAGATACACAGAGCGGAAGTATCTTGGAGTATAGGGTGCCTAGATCTTTATGCGGATATAGTTTGCGTAAGGAAAACAATTCACGATGAGGAGACC